TTTAATATAGCGGAGTTTACTACTCTCCGCATGGCCTCTACTTATCAAAGGAGACATACGGGCGTTTTGCGTGCCATAACGGTTCAACTTCTTTCCCCCGAGTCCAACTAACCGAGTAACGTGCCCAAAAGTCAAGCCAATCCTGGGGGTACTCAATGCCCATCTGTGGAATGGGTTCTATCACATCTACTGTTTCGAAATACTTTTCCAGCGCAAATTGCTGCGCAATGGTCACACCATAGAGCTCTTCAACGAGTCCCCTGGTCTTGATACCTACTGGCTTGGGTTCGGGTATAGAACTCCCAAAAGCCAAAAGGCGATCTCTTTCGTACAATGTTAGGTTCTTGGAAACCTTAGAAATGGAGCGGGAAATAGCACCTAGATGTGCCGTCCGACGCAGCGCCGAGTGACCTAGTGCCTGCAACACTGGACACCCGGCGTATTGATGGACTAAGGAAAAGCCCTTTGCCCTGAGGAGGTGTTGTAAAGTTTTATCACTAGCACAAACGTAACGTTGAGGAGTCCAGCCGAATGTTGCCATGGCTTTCCTCACGTCCGTTATATTGATTTGTTCCTCCGCATCGAAAACCAAGCCACAGAACGAGGCAGTTTCGATTCGGGTGTGCGTTTCAATCTTGATTATCATTCCCAAACTTGCAAAATCTTCCGCTGTCGGGATCTTACCCACTATAGCGAAAAGACCGTCGTCACCTTCAACGACTCCCACACACTTACTTCCCAACTGGTCGCACATAAACAGCATGACAAGCAGATTCGTCACACCGTTGCCTAGTGAAGTACACATTTCACCTGACATTCTGCGTCCAATTGTTTCAGTTTTATAGTCTTTAAATTGACATGTGTTCTTGCCCCCCTGAACCTTCCGCACAATATGCATGAACTCTGCGCCCCCGGGCAAAAATTGAGTCATGTATGCGTAGATTTGGAACTCAACGGCGTTCAACAATTCTTTCGAGAAAAGGGCCTCGAAAGATGTGTAGTCTGTCGCCACGTACTTGGCGCCGTCTCGTTGTAGTATGTCCAGTATATACTGTGGTCGGTCATGAACTGGCACCTTCTTGATGAATGCGCTGTGGGCAAACACAGCCTTTTCTATCAGTTTGAAAATAGGTCCAACCTTGACCTTGTACCGGTCGGGCC